CCTCGTTTATTGACCCGCTCGTCTCCGTAATCCATGACTTCACCACTTGGGATGCATCCATACAAATCATCCCAGAACCAAACCCAGTTATATCCGCATCTAATTGCACTCTTAAACCGCCTTCGTTATCGTTCAAACTTGCATACCCGCATCCACTAGAACTTGCAATACCTAGCGATAGTCTTGGTTTTAAAGTGTCATCATTATACAATATTAGAGTTCCACCTACGTTACCGCTAGTAGTATCACCACTTTCAGCTCCTATGCTCACGTTTCTATTGCCACTCATATCATTTATTAAAACCATTCCACCATTTAAGTTTTTATACAGTTTGGCTAGTATTATGTCACCACTCACTTGTTGTATTTCTATTCCTTTTATAATTCCACTAGTGATATTATTGCCATTTATAACAGTTTGCCCTGCTTGTGATAAACTTGTAAATGTAGCATACCCCTCTAATTGCAACAATTCAGCACTAATTTTAATAGCTTCGGCACTTACATTTATTTCCGCAATTAAATTTGCTTTTGTAGCTTTTAAATTTATTTGTTCCTCATTTTGGAATACTGTAGTTTTTGTAACTTTTAAATCTTCTTTAGTTTCTTGTACTCCATTTTTGGCATAAGATATTTTATCACTCATTAATTTAAAATGAGTTGCTATATTGTTTTTAAACTGTCCTAGCTCTATTTCTTCGATTTTATTAGTTAAGATATTCTTTTTGATTTTAATAACTCTAGCTAATAAATTAACTTTAAATATTTTATGTTTTACTATTATTGTGTCACCTAATTTTAATTCTTGTAACTGTGCAAACTGTTTATATTCCTCTGTTCCTTGTACGTCAACTAAATTAATTTTATAGTTAGCTTTTGGAATATCTATTGTTCCCCAAAGGCTTAAACCTTTATTTTTTAATTCTGTAGCATCTTCTATATCTGTAAATTCTACTTTTTTAGTAATAACAAAAGGATAGTCATTTACTAAAGGACTAGTTAGGTATTTACTGCCACCATTCACTAGGTCTATAGTAAGACCATCCTTACCTTTTAATAATATACGAGTTGCTAGAGTGCTATAATCTAAAGTTTGTGTGAAGCCTGTTATATCCTTACCATAACTAATTAACCGCCCTGTGTCCGTTCCTAGACGTTGTTTAATAGCTAAGTTATAATTATCCCTCTGCAATTCTCCGCCCCATCTAGCGAGTATTTTATCGTATATGCCAGTACTGGGACTTTCTTCAATAAAATTCGCATTATTTAAACCTAAATTATCACAAGACGTAACTGTAAATTTTGTATTAGTTGCAACAGCTATAACTAAAGCATCATGCACGCTTTTATTAGTTGCTCTTGTATCATCATTAAAATCATTTGCTAGGTCATAGAATATGTGTCTTGCTGTAATATTTTTACTCAATCCGCTTTGCTCATTTGTTATGAAAGGTATTCTAAATAATTGTCCGTCCGCTTTTATGATATTTAATCCCTCTAAACATTCGCTTTTGCCATTATCATCCTTAAAAGTTTCTAATTCTAAAGAATAATCTCCATTAATTTCCCCTGTTACGTAACAACTTTTTAAAATATTATCTATTACTCTTAGTCCATTATGGCTAAAATCTATTTCATTGTTTTCATATACACTAATCATTTAATCACCTCAATTTTTGTGCATTAAAAAAGCACCCATTATAGGATGCTATTTGTTAAATAATTCATTTATTTTGTTTGCTCTGTTGGGATATTCTTTTGCAAATTTATCTTTATTTATAACATATTGTGTAACTGCTTCTGCAAAATCTTCTAAGCTACTTGAAGCATCTTGCGCATATTTCGAACAATATAATCCATAACCATTATTTTTAATGTCTAAATCATCACTCATTGTTAAAATCCATTCTTCGCTGTTTGAATATCTATCATTTACACTAGACATTGCTTCGTCATAATTGTGTGCTGATTCATGTATAAGTGTTGAAATAACCAAACTATTATTTCGTTCAACGCTTAAATAGTCATTAGCATAAAAACAAATTTGTTTATATCCACCAACTGCATAACTTTTAAAATCTTTCATGTCTAAAATATCCGCCCAGTATTCATCTTCAATATTATTATAATCTAGCAGTTGTATTTCATTTACATTTTCTTTTAATACTTTAGGAAGTTTTTGAAATTCTTCCGCAATTTGTTTGTGTGTTAATGTTTGTTCACTTGATTTTTTATAAGGTTGAGTTATTTTAAATCCATCATACTCGAATACATAAGCATCTTTTATTACATTGTCTGTAAATTCGTGTTGCGGTATATTAAATTCTTTATGTTTTATAACAGTTTTTGCTTTAACTGCTTCTGTTTTAATTTCCTTGGCTTCGCCCTTATATCCTGTTAGAATTAAAAGTGATGTTAATACACATAACCCTAATTTAGTTTTTTTATTCCATAACATATTAACACCTCCATTTAGTATATTATATACTTAATGTTAATATTTATGCAATAGTTTTTTAAATATATCTAAAATTAGGAGTTATTTCTATTTTTGTCGCGCCAGTAAATGATATTACATTATTTCCTTTTTCTAATATTGGGAATAATCCTGTCATATATTGATTTTTATATACCAAATCTTTAAAACATTCTTCTAAGTTGCTATCAACTGTAACATAATCCACTACATTAGTTAAATTTACTATATTACCATTTATCGTAAGCGTGAGAGAGCCTGTGCCGAATAGTTTGATAATGGGCTTACTGATTGTACTCCCACTATTATAAATCGTTCCTGTGGCTTGTAGGGTGATGATTTCGTTCTGCAAGCTATATTTGTATGGCTGGCACTGAAACTGTACTAAAAATGAATGATAAGTTTTAACTAACATACTTAATTCAATTTGATTGTTTATTACTGCTTTGTAAACTTTATCAGGCTCATTTGAAAATATAACCTCACCACTGCCATCTAGCCATTCGCATATGTAATCTACTTGTGATAAATCTTTTACTATACATTCAACTGACTTCACAATTCCCCTGTAACTCCCTAAGTCTTGTGTTAAAAAACCACTTCTGCCCTCGACCTCAATTAAATTTATATCTTTTTGTGCTTTAAAAATAGAAGGTAGTGTTTTAATAGTTAAATAATCTTGGCTACTTATATTATTAAATATAAAATATACTTCGTCCATTATGCCCTACCTCCTATTGTTTGTTGGTTTCTGTAAAATTCCAATTTTTCCGCTAACATTTGAATGTCTTGGTCTGTGTTATTTACAAAATTAGTAATAGTAAGATTTAAACCACCGCTATTACCTTTATCTTTATTATTTAGTTTACTTGCTAATATATCAATCCAGCCTGTGTTGCGTTCGAGGGGCATCACAGCCTCTTTTCCACTCTCGCCTACACCAATTATACTAGGACTGTCGAATACTCCACCCTTCGCGTACCAATTAACACCCAATTTAGGTATTTGACCTTTGAGTGGATTAAAACTTCCACTAATACTAAAGTGTGGCATTTTTAATTTAGGTAATTTAATTTGTGGTAATTTTAGATTAGTAAAAAATCCTTTTATCGTATCTATAATACTTTTCACTTTATCTTTAGCTGCGGTAATAGGTTTTACAATAGCACTTTTAATACCATTCCATACGCTTGTAGTAGTGCTTTTAACACTATTCCACACACTACTTACTTTAGTTTTTACACCCTCTACAACGTTGCTTATAGTGCTTTTAATACTATTCCACACGTTACTAGCAATATTTTTTATGCCATTAAAAACAGAAGACGTTACACTTTTTATTTTATCCCAATTTTTGACTACTGCTAAAACTACCCAACCTAGAGGGCCACTTATAACTGCTAATATAGTTAATCCCCATTTTTTAAAAAAGTTTACTATGCTAGTGAATACATTTACTGTGACTTCTTTTATTTTGTTAAATATTTTAGTCATAAATGCTTTTACTGTATCCCAATTTTTATATAGTAAAATACCTATAGCTATTACTGCAGCTATACCCGCTATTACTGCAACTAATGGCCATGAAACGGATAGCATTGCAAGACCGAACGCGGTTGTACCATATGTCATAAGCCATGTTACACCAGCAGCAACAACCCCCACTGTGTTCCATATTGCAAGCGCACCAGTAACTAACCCCCATGCTATTGCTATTGAACCTATTACTATACCTATATTTTCTAATGCGGTTTTATGTTCTGTTGCCCAATCTCCTACTTTTTTCAATGCTTCTATTGTTTTTCCGACAACGGTTATTATTAGGTCGAACGCTTTGGATGCTCCGTCCATTGCAACACCTATTGTTTCTTTTATTTGTGGCATATGCGCTATTACAAATTGCAACAACTTTTCAAAAGCCGGTAAGAATTTTTCGCCTAATTCTATCATCACTACATTCAAACTTGCTTTTATTTTTGCCATAGATGCTGCGACCGTAGCTTGTTGAGTTTTAAAAGCCGATTCTGTTGCCCCTGCTGCTTTGCCCATTTCTGCTGTTTTAGTTGCAAAGTTTTCCGCTTGTGAACCAGTTAATGCTAATACTGCACTCCCCGCTTCTACGCTACCAAACATATTTAATAATTCCGTATCATTCCCTTTTACTGTTCCTTTTAATCCTTCCAATGTTCCTTGTAGTCCTAAGCTTTCTATCGCTGCGCCACCACTTTCAAACCCCATCTTCTTAAGTGCGGTTGTCATGCCATCACTCGGTTTTAACAAGCCTTGCATTACACCTCTTAACTGCGTGCTTACCTCTGCGGTGTTGCCTGTTACTCCTGTTAATGTTGCCATAGCACCGAATAATTGTTCTTGTTCAACCTTTAATGAAGCGGACAAAGGAATAACTTTTCCCAGAGAATTTGCCAATTCCGGAAAAGTTGTTTGGCCCATTTTTACTGTGAGAAATGCCAAGTCACTAGCCTTTTGTGCTGCTTCTGATGATGTGTCTCCATAGCCTTTGGTAACTGCGGATAATAGATTTACCGAATCCGTTACTGTTGCGTTTCCTGCCGCTGCACCCTTTGTACTTATCTCTAGTATCTTCATTGCATCATCTGTCTCACCAAAAGCTGACACAACTTGATACAATCCATCCGTTAAAAGTTCGGTTGACGTTCCAGTATCGGTGGACAACTTTTTAACCGCCCCACTCATACTTTCTATTTTCTTTTTAACATCTCCACCCAATAAGGTAGCAACGTTGGCCATTTGCTTTTCGTAATCTACTGCTGATTTTAAAGCTAGGCCACCTATTGCACCAGCCGCAGTTGCACCAGCTATAACTGCTACTTTGGCAAACTTAGCCACCGCTAACCCTGCACCCTTAAAAGCACTACCCATAGTTCTATTGGCTGATTGCATTTGTGTCTGTGCTGATTGCATACTGCCATTTACTTGTGTCATAGCGCGCCTTAATCCTTGTGTGTTTGCGGATATAATAACTTGTAATTCTTCCGTAGTCATAACATCACCTCACTTTCTTGTTATTAGCTTCGGCATATTTCATAAATCTTTCTTTCATAATTTCAGCGTTTTGTTGTACTGGTGTATTATCCTCTATCACATCATCAAATAGATTAGGATAAGCACCTTTAAGAGTTGGGTACTCACTACTTTTATCCATTAATCGAGCCACCGACAAACCTATTAAATTAGCCAAACTATGATTAAATGTTGCTACCTCTCTTATTCTTAGCCTGTCATTTTCTCTGTAAGCTTTTACTGTATCAACTATTTCGCCATATGTTAAAAACCAATAATCCATTACACTTATTCCTGATTGTAAAGCAATAGGTAACATATCATTAAACATTTTTTCTAATGTTATCTCGCTATTGCTTACAGTTTTTTTTCTTCAATTACCTCTGTAACTTCTTGTTTCGCTTCTTCTTCTTTAAAAAATCCGCTTACTTTGAAAATATCCATTACTACTGGGATAAAGTCTGTGAATGTATTACCCTCTTCGATATATTCATCATAAAGGTCATATACTTTTTCCTCTGTAAACCCTTTGTTGTACTTTTGCAATGAAGCATGAAGCACCGCTATTAATTCTTCTAATTTTGGTAATGACTTGTCTGTGTTCATAAATATTGATAGTGGTGACTTATCTAATTTTCTTTCCAATACCACGCACGAACGAGCATCAAGTCTAAGTTTAAGTTGTTTATCCCCTATAATTAAATCGGTATATATCATAAATATCCTCCTAATTTTCAAATTAAAAAGACACCCCTAAGAGTGTCTATTGTTTAAGGTATTACTACTGGGTTTGTTGGCACAATATCTGTGCTTAAAGTGATTGACATTTTAAATTGAAGTACATCCCCAACCTTTGCAGCATCTATTGTAGTCGTAACCTGCCCACTAAATGCAAACGAAGTCCCGTCTGGAAAATCTATTAAAAAATCTTCGTCCGTTTCTGCAACTTCTAAAGCTTTTAATACTCTGTAGTTGCTTGTTGCGGTTGAATTGTCGTAAATAAATGCAAATTCTAAGTCGCCGAAATCTTTTATTCCGTTAATATATTTTTTGCTTGAATCTGAAAGGTTTGTTACTTCTACCTTGTCTACCTTACCACCTAGTTCGGGTATTTCTAACAAATCTGAAAGTGGTGTAGCCACCTCTAAAACTTTATGCGATAATGTAATGCCTTTACTTAATATTCCACCCATTTATATCACTCCTTTAAATTTGATTAAATCCTGTTGCCTTGTATCTTAAGATATATTGTCCTATGCCATCTGAAAACAATGGTGACCCGAAGTCTCTTTTAAATCCTAAAGGTCTCATTTTTGCATCTATTAAAATAGCATTATTCATTAACTCGCCTAAATCCGTACTCCATACTTTTATCATTTGTATTAATTCGCTATATTCCATAGTGTCACCTACTACATAATCACGATTAGAGTATTCTAAGTAGGTTATAACAGGCAAATTAGTTGTTGCGCTTATAAAATTTTCATTCATTACTGGCAATCCTATAGTATTTAAAGTTGTTACTACTAATTCATTAATATCAATCATGTTATAACCTCCTTATACTGTCTCTAATGGCTTCCATTACATCAGCACTTATACTGTCTTGATTACTTTGTAAAGCTGGGTAGAGGTAAGGTTGCGCTCTTTGTTTTACTGTTCCAAATTCTAAAAATTTACTATAATCTAAGCTGCTGCCAACTGTAGCACTCAATGTGCCATTATTGAGTTTGTGGTCTATACTCGCCCTTAGTAATCCCTCGTCAACTGGACAGTTTATTTTCGCATCCCTTTCAACTCTCAAAGCACCCTTTTGTATGCCTTTCATGATTGCTTTATTGCCACCTATAAAGGATAACTTTTTTAATAACTCATTCATGCCTAATATTTCAATACCCATTAAACTACCTCTAGCGTTAACTGCGACATTCTACCATCAGCGTTTACTATCTTAACTAGGTATGTTTTATCTTCGCCTACTAGCCTTGCATCCTCGCTAATATCCTTATCATAAGTTAACCCTAAGTGAGTAGCTTTGAGGTATCTTATATCAAGTTCATTTATTATTTTAGTTATTAGAGAAATGCTTACATCTACTGTTTTTAACAATGTATAAGTTTTTAGAGGTTGGCCATAACTATCATATCCGACATCTTTTACCATACAATTATAAGTTTTCATCCTGTCATTAATCATATAAATCTAGCCTTACGATTTTTATTTAAGAATTGTTTAACATCATTCGTATAACCATCAATATAACTTTGTCCTACACCACTAAAACTCTCTGTTGAGATGCCTTGTGTCTTAGACTTGTTATAATTTTGTATAACCATTTTAGCTACTGTACCATCAAATTTAACGTTATAAGTTAATAGGTTGCAATAGTCTATTACTTCCGTTTGTGCATCCTCTATAAAGATTGACATAAGTACATCTTTATCATTTATTCCTAATAATAGATTAACTCTATCTAGTAATTCCATTATTTATCACCTTTTTTCTTTTTAACATCTTCTTTTATGTCAACTTTTTTAACATCTTTTAATTTGTCTGCTTGTTTTCTATGCCTTCTTAATAACATCTAATACCTCCTAATTAAATAAAGAGGTTTTTACACCTCTATACTAATTATTTTAAGAATGTAGCTTTTACAACCTTGCTAGCATCACTTAAAACAGCAACATAATGTTTGTCTACTGTTATTACGCTAGTCTTTGTTAGGATATCTCTAGCTGTCTCTACTGCTGTCTCTCTCTTTAAATAAAGAGTTAATGCGTTTGCTTTTACTATAAAGTTTTGCACAGTTGTTGCTCCTGCTACTATTCGCTTTGATACTGCAACTTGGCATCCTGCAATTGTTCCTATAACTCCTGTCATCATAAGAGGTACAGGGTATTTGTTAATATCTAAAAAGTCAGGGTCTTTTCTGATAGTTGTAACTTGTGCTGGATTAATAAATAATACTTTTGCCTCATCTTCTTCTTCACTAAACAAATCTATTGCTCCAACTATACCAGCGTAACTAATTTGTTTAGCTGCATCCGCTACAAAGGATAATGTCGCTGTTCCAAGTGCTGCAATGCAATCTGTGTCGACTTTTGAAGCTATAGACATTTGCAATTGTCCGTTGGCTTCTCCTACTGGCGATCCGTAACCGCTTAACATAGCTTCGTCTGTAATTTCTACACCTTTACCAGCCTTTTTAACAGTTACAGTAGTTGAACTAGAAGTTAATAGTTCGGGTACTATTGCAATACCTTCTGCAACGTCAATTGCATCACCAATATAAGCGAATTTAGGTACTGTGATTGTATCCCCTGGTTGGCCTACAAGTGTATTGTCGATTGTTGCAAGTGGTGCAAATCTTATTTTACTTGTTAGTGAAGCTGAAATCATATCTGCCATAACCTCTGGGTTTATCATATTAGCTAATTTAGTTATTCCTGCTGCCATTTTAATCATCCTTTTGTTTTAAGTGTGATTTTTAAAGTCATCCACGACTATTTTGATAATTCTTTATATAGTGTAGGGTTTTCTGTATACATTGAGGACTTCTCTTTATAGGACATCCCCGCAAAGACTTCTTTCGTTACTCCCGTTACCGCACCACCACCAGTTTTAGGTGTAGTACCTCTTAACTTCGCATCTACTGCCTTTTCTATAGCTTGTTGCCAGTGTACTTCAAACTCTTTTATATTACTCATACATCCTTCTGCATCCTCTGAAATAAGATACTTGCTAAAGTCTGTAGGTAAATTTTTTGTGCTTAGTTCTTTTACAACTTGCAATTCAAGCTTCTCTTTCTGATATTGTTTTCTTTCTTCCGCAAAACTAGCTTTTTCTTTCTCAAACTCTGCGGTTGCTCTTTCAGTTTCAGACATTTTAGCGAGTTTTTCAGCTTCAACTTTTTCTTCATCAGCTTTTTTACTTGCCCTCGCTAATCTTTTTTCGATAATTTTATCCATTTCGTCTTGCGTAAATGTTTTAACTTCTTCTTTGATTTCTTCTTTTGGTTCTATAGGTTCGTCAACCTTTTCTTCTATATTTTCAACTTTTATTTCTTCTACCATTAATAAAACCTCCATTTTAAAGTCATGTAGACTATTCCATCCAACTTTTAACGTCTTCAGTATGTTTTGGACGTAAAAAAATTACCTAATCAATGATTGGTAATAAAACACAACGTTCGTTTGGGTGTAAAGGCAACATAGGTGCTTCATCTATTAAAAATATTTTGCCACTGAAAGCATCACATATAGCGCAAACACGATTATCTCCGCTAGTTAGAAACTCTACTTTTTTAACCCCCGCTTTTTTATATGTATCATGGTGACTTGAACTTATGCAGTGCATTGATTCTGTGCGAATTAGCCTGCGTGCATTTGTAGCACTTAAATTCATAGTATCCTTTAAATCTTTTGTCATACTGCTTATGCTTTTACCTTCAACCATTCCTTTCGTGATAACTTGCTTTAAATTAACAACTAACTTTTCATTGTTAATACCTATTCTAGTAACAAAGTCAGCACCACTCCAAGGGTAGGAAATAGCCTTTTCTACGAAGCCTGTGGGTATAGTTGCGAAGCTTATTCCAATGTTAGGCTTAAACCCTGTTATGAGTTCACCTGTTTTAAGATAACTTTCAGAATAAACCTTTTTCAACTCTTTTGTCATATAAGCTTTTTCTTCTTTCCCTAGGTCGCTTATAATTGAAGCAATTTCTTTTTCCATGTTTTTATATCTATCAAATTTATACATTTCTGATACAGATAAAACACCATCTTTTGAATATTTAGCATATAATTTATTAGTCATAGTCTGAACTTCTACTAAGGAATTTCTATATGTCTTTAAGAATAGTGTAGTATCTCTTTCCTGCCCTCTTAGTAGGCTATTAGTGAGTTTTTCAAGTCTTATCGACCAATACTCCCTGTTATTCATTTGTATCAGCTACAGGCGGTGTATGGAGGTTTTCTAGGTCTACCATAGTGTTGTTTTCATCATCAATAAGTTTCATTTCAACATCTACATCTTCAATTCCTATTTCTGTTAATAAAGTACGCTTACTGACTGCGGTACTCATTTTGCTAACATCATCTGCGGTCTCGTATAAACCAGTTGGCATATTGCGGTGAAAGTTAATCTTAATATCACTATCAATAAAATTGTTAGCTTTTGCGTTTAGAATATTGGTAATTAATCTTATTCTAGTTTGTATGGACTTCTTAAATTTGCTTTGCTTATTAACTATAATGTCACTAGTTGTATACATTTTAGTTTTTAATGCTGCGCCACTAACATTAGAGTTAATTTCTTTACTTAAATCAGGCACATAACTAACTTTGTGTATATCCTCGGCTAGATTGTTTCTATGATTATTAACTACCGCATCATTTAACTGTTTTGTTAGGAAATAAGCCTTTCCACCCTCGCTAGTTAATA